AGGTTATAGCCCATTACAGGCTGTTATTGAGTTTATTGGAGCCTGGGGGTCGTTTAATCATCATTGGGACCAGGTGGCACTTCTCAGACCTCTATAACTACCTGTTAGAAGAGGAGATACCAGAGACCAAGGATTTGTGGGAAGTTTATCATGAGAAGGCTACGAGAGATGATGGAAGTCTTTATTTCCCAGATAGGTTAACTAAGGAGTTTCTTAAAGAGCAGCGGTCTGCTATGGGAAGTTATTTGTACTCCTGTCAGTACCAAAATGATCCTGTAGATCCAGATACGCAAGTGTTTAAGAGAGAGTATTTTAAATACTGGGGAGGTTCAGGTGAATTTTTTCCAACTAACGATAAGGGTAAGAATCTGTTACTTAATGTGTATATCCTCATTGATAGAGCATTTTCGACTAGGAGCTCTGCAGATTACACAGGCTGCATTGCGGTGGGAGTATCAAGTACTGGGGCGTTATACGTTTTGGACGCCGAGAGGCACAAATTTGGTCTTAACGAGTTAGGAGCTTTAATCTTTCGCTGGATTAGGAAGTATGGGGAAGGTAGGATACGCTACGTTGGCATAGAGACAATCAATTGGGAAGAGATAGAGAAGCATATGAGAGATACAATGAAGGTCAACAAGGTATTCTTTAATCTAGTTAGATTGAAACCAGAATCTAAGCAGACGAAGACCAGGAGAATAGAGGCAGCATTAGAGCCACTTTATTCTAATGGGATGGTCTATCATAGGAAACGCATGATTGAGTTGGAAGATGAGTTAGTCAAGTTTCCTAAGACAGGACATGATGATTTAGTTGACGCTTTGGCTTACGTTAAACAGTTGATGACGACACCAGGAAACGACGACAAAGAATTGGAAGCAATGAATTACGAACCTTCTGGGTTCTTTGGAAATACTGGATACTAAAATAGGAGTAAAAGATGGCAAAGAATGAGTTGTATGATAAGGATGATATTGTTTCTGAAGACAATACTGTCCAAAAAGTACTTGATAGATTCTCTGAGAGTAAAAAATACTACCAGAGTTATCGTGATAACTGGATAAGATACTATAAGAAATATCGTGGTTGGTTAGATGCAGATTCTTCTAGAGACTCTTATAAGTGGAGAAGTAAACTTTTTATCCCTGCCACAGGTAGGGCTGTAGATGGCTTACTACCTGACTTATTGTTAACACTCTTTTCTCCAGCACCTTTCTTTAATGTGTTACCAAGAGAATCAGGAGACGTAGAGAATTCAAAAGTAATGGAGTCATTACTATCTTACCAATTCGAGGAAGCTGATTTCTTTAATCAGTTTGATGAGTTCACATTACAGTTGGCTATTTATGGAACTTCATTTGGAAAAGTTTATTGGAAGACTGAAAAGAAAAAAGTAATGAAAGTAGAAGAGTTCCAGGGGATGGAAATTGGTGAAGAAAAAGAAGTGGAAGAAGATGTTTTTGATGGTCCTGTTTTTGAGCCTATAGATATTTTTAATATTTATGTTTCTCCTAATGCCACAAGTTTAAAAGACACTTGGGTTATTCATCGTTCAGAAAAAACATTAGGTGAAATTAAAAAGTTACAAGAAGAAGGGATTTATAAAAACATTGATAGATTAGAAAATCTTATTCAGGTTGAGGTCGGTAACGATACTCCTTCTGAAGAAAGAAAGTTTGCTCAAGGTTTACCTTTGGGTTATGGAGATGAATCAGGCGACATGCGTCGTATTGAAATCCTAGAATACTGGGATGTTAAAAGAGAGAAAGTAGTTACAATCGCAGGACAGAAAGTTATTGCTCGTGAAGGAAAGAATCCTTTCAAGACGATAGATCCATTTGTCTGTTGCAGACTTTGGCCTGTACCTTTTGAATTGTACGGCATAGGAATCCCAGAGAAAGCAAATGATTTACAAGACCAGTTAAACTCGGAAGTTAATCAAAGATTAGACAATCGTAATTTACGACAGAACATGATTACAATTGTTGAACGTGGTGCTAACGTAAATATAAGAAATATTCAATCTAAGCCAGGAGCAATTTGGTTAACAGACAGAGTTACGGCTATCAACCCAATTACTATTCCTGACACAAGTTCTTCTAGTTCTTTTACTGAAGAGAATTTATTAAAACAAGAGATTGAAGAAATCACAGGTGTTACTAAATATGCTACAGGTGGTGGGGCAGACTCTGGAAGAAAGACAGCAACAGAAGTTTCTGTTCTTACCAGAATGTCTTCTAAGGGTTTTGCTAAGATTGTTAAGAGCATTGAAGAGCAAGCTTTGAAACCAGTCATAAGAAATTTCTATCAAATGAATGAATTGTTTATGGACAAAGAAAAGGTTGTAAGAATTGTTGGACCTGAAGGTGCTTCATTTCAAACTATTGACCCTGCTACAGTTATTGGTAACTTTGATTTTATTCCAGCAGCATCTTCTCAGTTAATGGACAAGAATTTAAAGGTTCAGCAAATGATACAGATGTTGCAGTTGTCTGCACAAGACCCTGTTATTAACAAACAGGAATTGATTAGAAGAATTTGGGAAGCTTGGGGTTATAAAGATTTTGAATCTATCACTAACCAACAGCCACCAATGATGCCAGGGATGCCTGGAATGCCAGGGATGGGGACACCTCCAAACCCAGGTTCGGCTACACCACCAACAGGGTTGAGACCAGGAACTGCCCAAGAAGGTGGAGCACCAGTTCAGATGGGACAAGGCGGAATGAGACCATAATTTAGGGGGTGAGTATATGCCAGCATACCAGAATATAAGGGAAGAAAGTGAGCAAAGGGTAATAGAACTACAAGAGAATATAAAATTAGGTGAGTTAATAGAACACCTAACTAAAACAAAAGGTTGGAAGCTTTTTGAGGAACATATGATGCTTCAATTGCATCAGAATGGTCAACGTCTTCAAACAGCCGCAGACCTTAAAGAAGTTTTTAGTGCACAAGGTGCAATGAATATGATAAATAGTCTTTTGAATTATACAAGGGCTATCCTAGAGTCGGCTGAAGAAGCAAAACAGGAAATAGAAGAGTCGGAAAAATAAACACTGCCCCCGAAAGGACAAGGTAGTCAGGAGGAAGAAATGATAGACGATAATAAAATGAAGATTGCTGATTTGGATCCCCCCTCGGAAGAAGAAGTATTAGCTGCCGTTGACGGCGGTTGGGGACAAGACCAAGGCACTCAACAAGCGAATAGTAACCCAATTACAGAAGATGAAGGTCAGAAAGAAGAAATTCTAGAACCACCAATTGCGGAGGCTCCATCGACAAAGCCAGCTGAGGCTGAGAAGACGGAACAACCTCAAGATTCATTTGGTGGGGATTACGGTAAGCTCAAGAAAAGCTATGACGAGGTTAGGAGTTGGAATACACGACTATCTCAGGACATAGCAGATGTAAAGAGAAACGTGGAGAGTCTTAAACCTCCTGCTGTTGAGCAGGAGCAACCTAAGCAACGCACTCTAACATACGAAGAGATGGAAGAGTGGAAAGAACGTGATCCTTACAGTTTCGATAGGTATGTAGCAGAACAGACTGCCAAGACACAGGTAGACCCTGTACGTCAAGAAGTAACGCAAATGCGTGAACAGTTAAATGACGTTATTGGCACAAACATTGTTAATGGATTTAGGGCTAAGTACAGTGACTTCGGTTCACTGGAAAGTGAGATGAGAGACGCAGTGTCTTCACTGCCTCCTGAAGTAACTCACAACCCTAAGTATTACAATCAAGTTCTCGAAAATGCCTATTGGTCAGTTAAGGGTAGACAGCAAGCTAAGGCTACACAAAATGCAGCCGAGGTAAAGCAGCGAACAGTTGCTCAGAAGACTCAAAACAAGGCCAATGCATACGTCGAAGGCTCTGGCAAAACAGCACCAGAACAACCTTTCGACTCAAGCAAGGCTGGCTCTGATGAGATATATAGTTATCTCCAATCTATTGGGCATATACCTAAGGAATAACAAAATAATAAATAAAGGAAGAGAAACAAAATGGCACCAGATGTAAGAGCAACAAGTGATATTACCTCTATTGTAGGTAATTATTACGACAGGTTAATGCTAGAACGCTTAACCAAAAACGCTGTTCTGTATAAATTAGCAGACAAGCGTTCGATTCCAAAAGGAATTGGTAAGAGTATCAGTTTTAACAGATTTACCAACTTTCCTACTACGACTACAAGAATAACAGAAGGCGTTGTTCCAACACAAACCTATCTATCAGGTACAGCAGTCACTGCTACCCTGTATCAGTTAGGTGCTTGGACACCAGTCTCTGACTTGTTACAAGTAGGTTCTTTTGCTAACGTTGTAAAAGAATGCGTCGAAAACTTCGGAGATGCTTCAGCTACCTCAGTTGATACTTCTCTGATGTATGATTTAATGTCAGAAGACACAGGCGACGGCGGAGAAGGACCACAATCTGACGATATTCATTTGTCCACTTGGTGGAATGCTAAACAGGGCGGCTTGTCTTGTTTATATATTTCTGGAGATGGAACAACTTTGAGTAACGCAGAATTGATTTCTTTCTTGTCAGCTGACGCTACTGCTTCTGCTGGTCACGTCATGGATTTGGACAAAGTAACTTTTGCCGTTAACAAGCTTCGTGGAGCTAACGTCAGACCTTACGAGGATGGTTATTACAAAATGGCCATGCATCCATCGGCTATGATGGAGATTCAGAGAACAGACGAATGGCAGGAATACAACAAGTATACCCGACCAGATGTCCTAGATCGTGGTGAAGTAGGTCGTGCTAATGGGGTTCGTTTCTATGAAACAACCATTATGTATCAGACTAACACTGCTCCATTGTCTTCATCTGCGACTGATATTTCACTATCTTTCTCCTTGATTTGGGGTAAAGGTGCATTTGCTGTTTCCGAACTTGACACGATGAGAGGCGTAAAAACCTATGTCAAGGGAATGAACAAGTATGACACCAGTAATCCTATTAACCAATGGAGTACGATTGGTTGGAAAATCACTATGGTAGGAAAAGTTCTGAATGCTAATTGTGGCTACTTTGTAGGTACGATAGTATCCTAGCTTAATTGAAAGGGGTGGGGTAAAACCTGCCCCTTTAATCTTAAAGGAGAATATATGAGTTACAATATTTTAATTACAGGGGCTGCTGGGTTTATTGGCAGTCACTTACATAAATATTTAACGGATAAAGGTCATAGAGTATTGGGGATAGATAATTTATCTCATCCTTGTAATAGTGGTGTTAAGACTGAGTATGCTGATGTTAGATACGAAAAGGAATTACTTCCTTACTTTTCTAACTGTGATATTGTATTTCACTTAGCTGCTCAAATTAGCGTCGACAAAAGTATATATAATCCAGAGGAAACAATTGCTACCAATATTTTAGGTACGCAAAATGTTTTAGAATTAGCTAGACGATGGAATACGAAAGTTATCTTTGCATCTAGCTCTGAAATATATGGAACAGCACAGAAAGATTTTATTGATGAGTTACATCCAATGGATGCACAGAGTCCTTATGGGGCAAGTAAGATTGCTGGGGATAGAATGTGTTATGCATATTACCAAACGTATAAAAAAGATATTGTTGTTGTTAGAAACTTTAATACTTTTGGTGAGTATCAAGCGGATGATTCATACGGTGGAGTTATTGCTAAGTTTACTAAGGCAGCTCTTACGAATGAAGACATAGAAATATTCGGTGATGGGAATCAGGAAAGAGATTATATGCATGTTAGAGATGCAGTCAAGGCTTACGAGTTAGCAATTGATTTGCCAGCAGGTTCTGTTATGAACTTTGGAACTGGTAAGACGGTTACTGTTAATGAGATTGCTCAAGAGATAGTTAAGCTAACTAATTCTAAATCAAGAATAAAACATGTTGAAGCAAGGAAGGGTGAAGTTCAAAGATTGTGTGCAGATATTACACAAGCGAAAAAGTTTGGTTTCAAACCAATCACAGATTTTAAAAAGGATCTGGGAGGATATATAAAATGGTTCAAACAAAAATGAGGATACCGTTCTTTAAGTTATCTTTCGATGAAAGGGAAATAGATGAAGTCGTAAGGATTATGAGAAAGGGTTATCTAACTCAAGGCAAAGAAGTTAGAATGCTTGAGAAAGATTTTAGTAGATACGTTGGTAGCAAGTATGCTGTTGCGGTAGATTCTTGTACTAATGGATTACATTTATCATTATTATGTAATGGAAATAGATGGACTGGTGACACTGTCACTATCCCATCTCTTACTTTCGCTTCTGTAGCTAATGTTATTATGCATAGCGGAGCGAAGATAGATTTCAAAGATGAGATTGTCGTTGGTAGAGCATATTACCTAGAGCATAACAGGCCTTTTAAGGTCGTAGACTCTGCACATCAGGTGGAACGTGCCTTATATCACGATTTTCGAGGTGCGTTAATGAACTTTTCTTTCTATCCTACGAAGCAGATTAGTTCTGCCGAGGGTGGGATGATTGCATTGAACGATCATTACGCAATGGAGTGGTTAGAGAAAGCCAGATGGCATGGAAGAAAAGGTGGTGGCTTTAACTACAGCATAGATATGCCAGGATATAAATACAATATGACTGACCTACAGGCAGTTATAGCAGCTGTTCAACTTAGAAAGTTAGATGAGATGAACAGACGCAGACGACAGATAGTTAATTATTACAATAGAGAGTTAAACGAGAACGTAGAAAGCTTACACTTATATACGATAAGCGTTGAAGATAGAGATAGTTTTATTGACGCAATGGACAAGGTTGGAATCAACTGTTCAGTTCATTACTATACACCTTTGCATTTGCAACCAGCTTATAAAGAGTTCAAGACATGCTTACCATCAACAGAATCAACAGCTAAGCATACAGTTTCGTTACCGTTATATGCAGATATGAGACAGGACGAAGTTGATTATGTCATTAAGGCAGTAAAGGAGTGGAGAAAATATGAGTAAAAGAGTTAATTCATGCGTTCTAGGGATGGGGGAAATAGGTCAGGGATTGAAGAAGGTTCTACTACCTCAGTTTGAATGTGTCGGGGTAGATAAGGATAGCGATATAAAGGGTTTAGGATGTGAGTTCTTAAATATTTGTATCCCTTATTCTGATAAGTTTGTAGAGATAGTTAATGATTATATAAAGAAGTTTAAGCCAGACTTAACAATAGTTCACTCAACTGTTGCGGTTGGTACGACTAAGAAGTTGAATGGTAACGTAGTTCATTCTCCTGTAATGGCTAAGCACCCTAACATTGAGTTAGGGCTTAGGAATTACAAGAAGTTTATTGGGTATAACAATAAGGAAGACCAGAGATTGGTTATGAATTACTTAGGTGCTTGTTTCAGAATATGTTTAGTAGAAGACAGTAATGCTACAGAGTTAATGAAGATATTATCTTTAACAAGATATGGAATATATTTATACGTTGCAGACATTATGAATAAAGCATGTGAGAAGTATGAAGTAGATTATGATGATGTTGTTAAACTTTGGGAAGAAGAATATAACGCTGGCTTAAAGAAATTAGAACCTAATCATTTAAGACCAATATACAATCCTCCTAACGGTAAGATTGGCGGCCATTGTGTTCTTCCAGTAATGAAAATGTTTAACGAACAGTTTACTACTGGGATTGTTACAAAGGTCTTGGGTAAATATCATGCTTAGGAAGTTATATTTAAAGTGGTTTAAGAACACTAAGATATGGCACTATACGAATATATTTAAGACGGCAACTATTGGAAAGAATTGCAATATAGGTAGTTATGTTGAAATAGGTGACGGAGTTATTGTAGGTAACGATTGCAAAATTCAAACTGGTGTGTTTATACCAAAGGGAGTGACTATAGGTGATGATGTATTTATTGGTCCGTATGTTACGATTATTAACGACAAGTATCCGAAAGCCAGAGGAGAATGGAGTGTCTTGCCAACCAGAATCAATAATGGGGCTAGCGTGGGAGCAGGATCCACAATACTCTGCGGAATAATAATTGGAGAGAATGCTAAGATTGGGGCAGGGAGTGTTGTGACTAAAGATGTTAAGGCTGGCAGTGTTGTTTACGGAAACCCTGCAATTGTAAGAGAGAGCAAATGGTAAAGATATTACAAGTTCTAGGGACTAGACCAAACATAACAAAGTTTATAAACATTACAGGAAAAGATATTCTTGCTTGGACTGGACAACATTATGACAATAGTTTAATTAAGGGAATGCCTAAGATGGATTATGTTTCTCATGATGTTACTCTTGACCAGATGATTAAGAGTCTTAAAGCTGTCATTATAAATGAGAGTCCAGATATTGTAGTTCTTTATGGTGACACTAGGTCAGCATTGGCTGGTGCCTTGGCTGCTAACGAGTTTGGGATTAAGATTGCACACATAGAGGCTGGCTGTAGATTAGATGATATGAATAGACCTGAAGAAAGAATTAGACGTATGATAGACCATATTTCTGATTATCTCTTTTGTGTTAATGAGAAACATAGATGTAATTTAGAGGAAGAACGTGTTCTAGGAAATATTTTTGTCGTCGGTGATTTGCACTACGACAAGTATTTAGAGAACAGAAAACATTTAGGATATACGTTAGTTACGATTCATAGGGCAGAGCATGTAGATAATAGAAAGGTTTTAAAAAGTATTTTGGGGAGGTTAAAATGCGAAAAGAAAGTAGTATTCCCAATACATCCAAGAACGAGAAAGAAGATAAAGGAACTCAAGTTGAAGGTTCCAAAGAACGTTCGACTGATAGAACCATTATCTTACAAGGAAATGCTAAATGTCCTGAGATGGGCAAAGCTAGTCATTACGGACTCTGGGGGAGTTTGCCGAGAAGCCCACTTTTCAGGGACTCCAGTGGAAACCATCGGAAAGACTGAGTGGCCTGAGATTCATGCATTTGGTTCTGGGGACGCTGGAAATAAAATAAGGAAAATTTTGTTGGAGGTAAAAAAATGACAGAAGGAACGACTGATACAAGTGGTAATTTAAAAATGGTTGCAGCAGCCGCAACGGCAGAGACTCCTGGAGAAAATGACGGAAGAGAGAACGAACCTGGAGTAACTGATTCTAATGGAAACTTGATGGTAAAATCTTATGCTTAGGAGGAAAAAATAATGGTAGGGCAAACTGATTCAAACGGATATTTAAAGGTTGCGTTAGGTAGTGGTGG